GCACAATTTCCAAGCACACATTTTGCTATTGATAACCCTGATCTTCCTTGCTATCAGTTTAATGATCATCCTGGAACTGTACAAGTTGCTAATGGTCTAAGATCAAGTGCGGCAGGAGCATATCAATTCTTAATATCAACTTGGAAATCTTGTAAGAAAATTCTTGGATTATCTAATTTTAATCCTGCCAATCAAGATTCTGCTTGCATCTTATTGTTGGCTCAGAATAATTCATTAGACGATATCAAAGCAGGTAGATTTACAATTGCTGTTGAGAAAAATAAACGAACCTGGGCAAGTTTACCTGGAGCAAATTATCCAGGGCAAGGCACTAGGAGTGTTGCATTTACTCAACAAGTTTATAAACAAGCAGGAGGAACACTCGTAGCTTGATGCTCCGATAAATATCACTATGCCTTATAAAAATTTAGAAATTACAAATGCCGCAGTGGTATATCAGCAACCTACTCAACAAACTCATTTTTACAAAGGGTTTAGTTCAGTAGACGATACTAATACCGGATCTAGATTATACGATTTAGATCTAATCAAACAAGATATTATAAATCAATTTAATACAAAAAAAGGTAGTAGGGTTATGAATCCTACTTTTGGAAGCAGTGTGTGGGATTTGTTAATGGAACCGTTAACTGATCAAACACAAGATGCGTTAAGAGCTGATATTACAAAAATTTGTACCAGCGATCCTAGAGTAACTCCTATACAAATGGACCTAACAGAATATCCAAACGGATATGTACTTGAATTGACTTTATTGCTTAATGCTACTAATCAATCAACAAGTATGAAACTAACATTTGATCAGAGTATAGGACTAATTACACAATAAAGTACCTGGTTTATTTTAACAATAAATATGGTATAAACTAATAAAATATATGACTATTCCAGCAACCAATTCACAACTACTTGTCGCAGAAGATTGGCAAAAAATATACCAATCTTTTCCTAACGCCGAGTTTCAAAGTTATGATTTTGAAACATTAAGAAGAATAATGATTCAATATCTTCAAGAAAATTTTCCTGAAGATTTTAATGATTACATTGATAGTAGCGAATATATTGCATTAGTTGATCTTATTGCATTTCTTGGACAAAATTTAAGTTTTCGTGTAGATTTAAATGCACGTGAGAATTTCTTAGAAACAGCGCAACGTCGTGATAGTATTTTAAGATTAGCACAGTTGATTAGTTATATTCCTACACGTAATGTACCTGCTCAAGGTTTGCTAAAATTAACAGCAGTTTCAACAACTGATAATGTCTATGATTCTACAGGTGTTAATTTAGCTAATACAACAGTATCGTGGGATGATCCTACTAATGCAAATTGGTATGAACAAATAGTTAGTGTATTAAATTCATCTATGGAAGGTGGATTTAGTTTTGGAAAGCCGTATAATCGTCAAACAATAAATGGAATATTAACCGAGCAATATCGTATTAATAGTAGTAACACAGATATTCCTACATTTGGATTTCAAAAAAATATTAATGGCACATCGATGAATTTTGAAATAATTCCATCATCGATGTCTGGTGAAACTTCTATATATGAAGAACCACCTAAGCCTAAAAATACTTTTAGTTTCATTTATCAAAACGATAATCAAGGATCTAGTAGTGTTAACACTGGATTTTTTGTACAGTTTAAACAAGGACAAACTGGAGTATCTAATTTTTCTATTACAAATCCTGTTGCCAATGAGATTGTTGGTGTTAATGTTACAAATATAAATGACAACGATGTTTGGCTTTGGCAACTAGACCCTAGCGGTAACTACTCAACCTTGTGGACAAAAGTTCCTGCTGTAACTGGAAACAATATTATCTATAATAGTTTGAATGTTTCTGAACGAAACATTTATAGTGTGACTTCTAGAGATCAAGATCAAATTGATTTAAATTTTGCAGATGGTAGTTTTGGTAATTTGCCACAAGGACAATTTGTTTTATTTTATAGACAAAGTAATGGATTAACCTATACTGTTAAGCCTGAGCAAATGTCGGGGATTGTGATTACAGTTCCTTATGTTAATAAATCAGGACAAGCTCATTCGTTGACAATGACATTTGGTTTACAATATACAGTAAGCAATAGTGCTGGAACAGAATCAAATGCTAGTATACAAAGTAAAGCTCCTCAGGCGTATTATACACAAAACCGTATGGTAACTGCTGAAGATTACAATATTGCTCCGTTGACTTTAGGAAGTAACATTCTTAAAGTTAAAAGCATTGCTAGATCCAATAGCGGATTGAGTAGATATTTTGAATTAAGTGATGTGACAGGCAAATATAGTAGCACAAATATTTTTGCAACAGATGGTATACTTTATAAAAATACCAACGAACAAAATTTTGAATTTACATTTACAAATAAAAACGAAATATTTTCAGCAATTAAAACATATTTAGAACCAGTAGTTGCATCTCCAGCACTTCGTTCTTTTTATCTTGATGAATATATAAGACCGTCTTTGGAGAACTTAAATTTAACCTGGGTACAAGACAATAAAAATTCTAATCAAAGTAGCGGACATTTTACAGATTCTATTAGCCCAGTGAGCGTAGGTACATATACTTCTAGTAATTTAAAATATATTAGTGCTGGTGCGCTGGTTAAGTTTGTATCGCCCGCCGGAAAATACTTTAAACCAAACGGTACAATAGTTAATAATCCAGGTAGCAATACAATAGATTATATTTGGACCAAAGTTTATCAGGTAGTCGGTGATGGTTCTAATTCAGGCAGTGGTGCACTTGCTACAGGGGCAGGACCTATTGTTTTAACAGATGTAATTGCGTCCGGTGCAATTCCTAGTGAAGTTATTCCTACTTTTATTAATTCTTTTACATATACATTTGAAAATGAATTAGTAAGTCTTTGTCTAACACAAAGAAATTTTGGTCTTGCATTTGATCAAAATACTAGAACTTGGACCATTATTCAAGATACAAATATTGATTTGATAAATCCTTTTAGTCTTGCATTACAAGGTAACAACGATAATTCAAACAAAGATTCTAGTTGGTTAATTGCTTTTACCTGGACAGGAAATAGTTACAAAGTAAGATATAGACTTACAAATTATATTTTTGAAAGTGAACAACAAACATCATTCTTTATTGATCCTAACTCTGTCAATTATGATTATGTCAATAACACAGTAATTAAAGATAAAATCAATGTTCTATCTATTAATTCTTTAAACACCTCTACTAGTATAGGATTAGGAAAAGACTACCAATGGCAAATTGATAGTTCTATTGTAGAACCTGATGGATATGTTGAGCCTAAAAAAGTCCAAACAAGTTTTTACGATTATAATAGTTCAGGACAAATTCTTGATCCAGATTCATTTAATGTTATTGTTCAACCGCTGACTACGAGCACACAAACTTCATACAGAGATAAATTTGTTTATTTTCAAACATCGAGTAGTGGAGAAAGATATTCATTGGTTGATAGCGGAGAATTTTTAGCATATCCAACTGAAACAGAAGCTCAGGCAGATGCGCAAAACTATCCTCCTGCTGACGGGCAGTTATATTATTTTTATGATCCATCAATTAATGTTGTAAAAAGTTATTCAGCATCCGGAGCACTAACTGGAACACCTTGGACTTATCGATCTGAATATTTTGCATATCCAGGAAGAAGCGAATTAAAATTCCAATATGTTCATAATAGCGGGGAAGATCGTAGAATTGATCCAAGCAAGAGCAATATTATTGATGTTTATATGTTAACTGCGGATTATGATACTGCATTTAGAAACTGGTTAATCAATGGCGGAACACAACCACTAGCACCTACAAGTGCAACACTTGAACAAAATTATTCTTCTGCTCTTGAGCCAATAAAAACTATCAGCGATGAAATTGTTTTTCAACCTGTTCAATATAAAGTATTATTTGGCAGTTATGCAGATATAAATTTACAGGCAACTTTTAAAGCGGTTAGAAATTCTTCAAGAACAACTAGTGACAATGATCTTAAGAGCCGAATATTGATAGCCATTGAAGATTTCTTTGGGCTTCAAAATTGGGAGTTTGGTCAATCATTTTATTTTAGTGAACTAGCAACTTATGTTATGAATGTTATGACCCCTGATATAACAAATTTTGTTATAGTTCCTAATTCATCAAATAATTTTGGTAGTTTATACGAGGTTGCTTGTCAAAGCAACGAACTGTTTATCAACGGAGCAACCGTTAATGATATAACAATTATTGATGCTATTACAGCATCACAATTAAAAACAACAGCCATAGTTACAACTAGTGGAAGTTAAAAATGGCAGAAAAAATAATTAAATCAGTTGAATTACTTCCAGAATTTTTACAAACAACTAAAAATTCTAAATTCTTAGCTAGTACTATTGACCAGCTTATTCAAAAACCTCAGTTAGAGCGCATTGAAGGTTATATAGGATCTACAAATACTCCTACTTATACAGCAACAGATGTTTATATAACCGAAACGTTGCCATTACGTAGAGATTATCAATTAAATCCAGCATTAGTAGTTAAAGATATTAATGGAAATGTCAATGATGTTGTTGCATTAGATGACTTAATAAATGAAATTAATTTGAATGGTGGATCTGCAGAAAATTTTGATAGAATATTTAGATCAGAATTTTATTCTTATGATCCTAGAATTGATTGGGATAAGTTTGTAAATTATCAAGAATATTATTGGCTAGTCAACGGACCAGATACAATTACAATTGAAACTACTGATTCGTCAACATTATACATTGATGTTGACCTTATTGGAAAAGCAACATACACATCTCCAAATGGTGTAACATTATCAAATGGAATGAAAATTCAGTTCGGTACAAATGTATCGCCGGAGTCATACCAAGGTCAAGAATATTTTGTTGAAGGTGTCGGAACATCTATAGTTTTAGTAGATTCTAGAAATTTAACCAGCAATGAAACATTTTCAACTGTGTTTAGTGAAACATTTGATTCAGTTCCATTCGATGAGTATCCATTTGATGGGTATAAACAATTACCTATAAATCCTGAATATATTACAATTAATAGAGCAAGTCCAGATTTAAATCCTTGGTCTAGATATAATCGTTGGGTACACAAAGACATTATTACCACAAGTGCATTGTTAACAGGACAGCAACCGGTCTACCCTACTAATATGCGAGCCAAACGACCAATCATAGAGTTTGCGGCAGGGATGCAACTTTATAATTTTGGATCAAAAGGAATTGGTAATGTTGATCTTATTGACAGCAAAACTACCAATGCATTTAATACTGTAGAAGGTTCTGCAGGATATTATATAGATGGTGTATTACTAGAACAAGGTCATAAAGTAATTTTTACTGCTGACACAGATAGTCTAATAAGAAACAATATATATGAAGTTGTATTTGTTGATATTGCTGGACAACTAAGATTAACTTTACAAAAAGTTGAAACTCCTTCTGCTGGATCAGTAATTGGAGTTAATCTTGGAACAAAATATGCTGGTACAAGTTGGTGGTATGATGGAACCAACTGGAATTATTCTCAGCAACATACTTCATTAAATCAAGCACCATTGTTTGATTTATTTGATGACTTAGGAAATAGTTATAGTGATACTAGGTATTACTCTAGTAACTTTAAAGGAAGTCAAATATTTGGATATAGTATTGGCTCTGGTACTGCTGATTTAGTGTTAGGCTTTCCTTTACAATATAGAAATAGTGTAGGAGTTGGAACATATCTGTTTAATAATTATTTTATGACAGACACTATCACTATTTCTACTACAAATCAAACTGTAGAAACTATATCAACTGGTATTACATATTTTAAAATAAATGATCAATATTTCAATGTATGGAAAGAAGCCGTTGAATATCCTATACCTGTATTAACTAGTTTATTAACAACTGCAACCTCTGAACAATCGTATTATGAAACACCATTGGGCCTTACAAACAATCCGTTAAATGGTCCCATACCTGCATTTACGCTCAGCGAAATTACAGATCACGTTAGCACTATGGCTAATCGAGATCCTGATTTTATTGGAGTAGTTCCTGGGGATAATAATTTAAGAGATTTGGCTGATCCTTCTAGTTACGGTACTCGATTCATATCTAATATAAATCCAATTGCATTTGCTCATCTTTTCATAGGAAAAAAAGAGCATAGTGTCGTGGATGCTGTGACCAAAGTTGCTGACCAATATAATCAATACAAATTATCATTCCTAAGAAAAATTTCTAATCTTGATATTCAAACAGACCCGATAACAGCAGTTGATACAGCATTAACTGAAATTAATTTTGAAAAAGATTTATTGTCTCCTTACTATCTATCAGATATGATAGCATATGGTACTGACAAAATTACTAAAACCTGGACTGTTACTAACACCAATAGTAAAATATTTCCTATAACATCAGATTATGATCCTAATGCGTTAACATTAAGATCAGTATTGGTATATCTAAATGGAATTCAATTAATAAGAAACAGAGATTATCAATTTATTGTTGCAGATGCATCAGTTGAAATTCTTGTAGATATTGCAATTGGTGATACAATTGTAATAAATGATTATACAGATACAAAAGGATCTTTTGTTCCTCCTACTCCTTCAAAACTAGGATTGTATCCAAAATTTACTCCTAGCATTTATGTTGACAATACTTATGTAACACCTACCACTGTGATACAAGGTCACGATGGTAGTATTATGGTTGCATATAATGATTATAGAGATCTCATTATATTAGAGTTTGAAACTAGAATCTACAATAACATAAAAGCAGAATATAGATCAGAATTATTAGATATTAATTCAGTTCTTCCTGGTGCATTTAGGAATAACGATTACACTCAAGATGAAATCAAACAAATTTTAGTAAAAGAATTTATTAAATGGACAGGTCTTTATAATGTTGATTATGTAACCAACACAGCATTTAATGAGACAAATCCTTTTACCTGGAACTACACTGAGAGTTATAACAACACGTTAAGTATTCCATTAGCAGGTAGTTGGAGAGCAATATACAAACATTTTTATGATACTGACAGACCAGATACTTGTCCTTGGGAAATGTTAGGATTTTCTGAAGAGCCAGAGTGGTGGACCAATGAATACGGTCCTGCTCCTTATACATCAGGAAATGATATCCTATGGGGCGATCTTGAACAAGGTATTATTAAACAAGGATCCAGAGCAGGAGTAAATTCAATCTATGCTCGTCCACAACTAAGTCAGTTATTGCCAGTTGATGATAGCGGAAAGTTAGTTGATCCTACAGTATTGTTGGCATCAGACATTACTCCTTATAGCAGAAGACAGCCTTGGGTATTTGGTGATCAGGGCGCGGCAGAAACTGCGTGGAGACGCAGTAGTTATTGGCCATTTGTTGTACAAAAATTAATAGCATTAACTAAATCTGCTACATATGCATCATTGATGTATGATCCGATTAGAATCAATAAAAATATTGCAGGTCAATGGACATATGGCTCTAATTATGAATTTTTAAATTTACAAAATGTTTATATTCAAGGACCAAATAATACATTAACCAGTGGTTATAGCGTTTTTGTTAGTGAAGTGGGTCGCCAGCGTACAGGAAATTATGATACAGAATTACAAAGTGATTTAAGTAACCTAACATTTAATTTATTTTATAAAGTAGGTGGATTTGTTAACAAATCTAAAATACAAATTATTATAGATGCTATTGATCCTACAAGCACAAGTCCTGGAGCATTGTTAAATGCTGAAGATTATAATTTAATTCTTAATGTAAGCAATCCTATTAAATCATCAGCAATATCAGGAGTCATTGTACAAAAGAACAATGGAAAATTACTTGTTAGAGGTTTTGATACATCGTCTCCTTACTTTACAGTATACGGAGTAATTCGAAATTCTAATGCCTCATCTATCACAGTTGGCGGTATATCATCATCCTATGTAAATTGGGCAGAAAGTTCAACTACAGGTCAAACAGGTTTATCAGCAGTTGATACAACCACTGCAAATGCGGCAATAGCAGGAACATTTTATCAACAAGGACAAATTGTTAAGTATAAAAATTCTTTTTATCGTGTAACAACTAGTCACAGGAGTACTGAAAGTTTTAATCCTGCATACTTCCAAATATTGCCAGGATTACCAACAACAGGTGGAGCAACTGTAAAAACAGCAACAAAATTTGATGGAGTAGCAGTTAATATTCCATACGGGACAGAGTTTAATACGATTCAAGAAGTCTATGATGTGATACTTGGATACGGTGCTTGGTTAGAAGATCAAGGATTTATTTTTGATGAGTATAACACCGATTTACAAACAGTATTAAATTGGGATTTTACTGGCAAAGAATTTTTGTACTGGACTACCCAAAATTGGGCAAATGGAAGTATTGTAGCATTAAGTCCATTTGCTGATCAAATTAAATTTCAATTGGCAAATTCTGTAGTTGATAATATTTTTAATAGTTTTTATGATTACAGTATATTAAAAGCCAATGCCGTTGCGTTCCCTCAAAAGGCATTGTCTGTTTCTAGAGATAATGGAATTTGTACAATTAAAACACTCAATTCAACTGACGGAATTTTCTTTGCCAAGTTGAATAGTGTACAAAAAGAACACGCTATCATATTCAATAATGCAACATTGTTTAATGATACTATATATGATATTCAATCTGGATACCACCAGCATAGAATGAAATTGGTTGGATTTAGAACAGCAAACTGGAATGGAGATTACTTCAGTCCAGGGTTTGTCTATGATTCTGCTATTATTTCTGATTGGAAAACTTATACAGATTACAACGCAGGTGATGTTGTTAGATTTAATGGTAATTATTACTCAGCAAATACTAATTTAGTTGGTACAACTTCTTTTGAATTCTCAAGTTGGACAGTGTTGGGATCAAAACCAGTTGCCGCATTATTACCAAACTTTGATTATAAAATTAATCAGTTTGAAGATTTTTATAGTTTAGATATTGATAACTTTGATGCCGGTCAACAACAAATGGCACAGCATCTAACAGGATATACTCCTCGTACATACCTAAACAATATTTTTACAGATCCTATTGCACAATATAAATTCTATCAAGGGTTTATTAGAGAAAAAGGAACTAAAAACGCAATTAGTAAATTAGCCAAAGCTACAATACATAATCTACAAGGACAAATAGATTATAGAGAAGAATGGGCATTCCGTGTTGGATATTACGGATCATTTGAAACATTTAAAGAATTAGAAGTACCATTAGTAGAAGGAACTTTTGCAGACAATCCGCAAACAATTAATTTTGTTGATTCTGTGCCTGTACCTCCTGCAGAGTTGATTAATTATAGTTTACCTAGTGATTTAGTTATAACTCCTTCAAATTATCAATCATCTGATACATTTGTAACAACATCAGATATAGATGTAATGCAATTAAACACAGCAGGATATGCCAGATTTGATGATGTTAATTTAACTTCGTTTACTGAAGATGGACTGTTAACTTTTACAACCACTAATTCTATCAGCGAAGGTAGTATTATTTGGGTTGCAAATAAAAATAATAACGATTGGGATGTTTTAAGATATACTTTATCTCCCTCAAGAATTATAAGTATGACTCCTGATCCAATAGTAAATGATCAACTTAATTTTGTCACAGATGGTATTCACGGTTTATCAGCAGGTGATATTATTTCTGTCAGCGAATTTGACAGTACAATGGACGGAATATATAAAATATCTTCGATCCCGTCATTGAGTGAATTTAGTATTACTAGTACATCTACCGTTGCCATCTCTCAATTAATACCATCTAATCCTGGATTGTTGTTTACATTTCCTAGCGTTAGATACGATGGGTTTGATTTGTTGCCCGACGATAAAAACTTATTATCTTTAGAAGAAAATTCTAAAGTATGGGTTGACAATAATGGCACCGGACACTGGGCAGTGTATGAAAAAATTAAAAATTATAACGATTATGCTGTAACAGGATCTACGTCCCCAGTTGACCAACGACTAGGTTGGAGTATTAGTAATAGAAAAAATTCTGATATTTTCTTAGTTGGTAGTCCTGGATTTGTAAGTTCTAATAATACTGGAAGTGTATTTGTATACGGCGAAGTTCCGTACTCTGTTAACGAAAAATTTAGATACGGTATTAATTCTAATAAAACATATCATCACGGTTCGGATACAGGATTTGGATGGTCTGTTGCCTACGACGAACAAGAATTTAATAATACAGGATATGGATTATTATTTGCAGGTGCTCCATTAACTGATAGAATATTATCCAATGATGCTCCTGGCGGGTTAAGGTTTGCTAGTTCTACAGGTACTACTTCTACATATGTACAAGAAGGTCTTGTAAAAATTAGTAGTATTTCTCTTATACTTGTTGAAGAAAATACAGAAAAAGTATTACTGAGCCCTAATCCATCAAACTATGAACGTTTTGGAAGTAGTATATATCAGGCAAACACAGATCAAGGTAAACTGCTATTAGTAGGTGCTACACAAGCATCTGGTATAGGTGTAGGTTCTGTGTATTCATACTGGATGACGACTACTGGTGGTAATATTAATATTGCTTATAATGGAATATTATCAGCAACTGGAGTATCAGCAGGAAGTCAATGGGGATATACAATTAGTGGTTCTAATAATGCAGAGATAATTGCAGTAGGTGCTCCCGGTTATTCTAATAGAACAGGCCTAGTAAATATCTTCACAGGCACAGCTACTAATTACCTCCAAACGATTAATAGTCCTTTTGGCAAATATGCAAAGTTTGGCGAATCTATTTCTGTAAGTTCAACTGGTGACTATCTGTTTATTTCTGCACCGGAAGCAAGAGGCGACGATCAATCATATGGTAAAGTTGCTGTATATAATATCTCTTCTGGCACATATTCATTGATACAAATTATCAATAATCCTGTAGCAGGAGTAGGAATGAAATTTGGCCAATCTCTAGGAATAAGTCCTAACACAGATGAATTAGTAATTTCTGCAATAGGTACAAATAGACATATTTCTGATACATTTGATAGATACTCTGTGTTGCTAGGAAACTATGTAAACGACTCAAACAGCGAATACAGTGATTCTCAAACTACATTTGATCTAGGATCAACATCTTTCTTTGATGATGTTATATATTCTGGTACGACTTATGTTTATAATAAGAAGGCAAATTTATTCAAACTTGCTGATGAATTAACTCCTGTTGATACAAATACTGGAACTAATTTTGGTTTCAGTGTTTCTGTAAATGCAAATAGCATTTATGTAGGAGCTCCAGCTTATAAAAATAATACAAATCCAGATACTGCTACAAGTGCATTCTATCAATTTTATAAAATCAATACAGGTACCCAAAGCTGGAGTTTAATTAGATCTCAAGACGATTTAGTAGTAACAGATACAATACAAAAAGTTTCTTTAATTGATGCATTCAATGAAGAACTTGTTGATTATCTTGAAGTTATAGATCCTGTAAAAGGAAAAATTTCAGGACTAGCAGAACAAGAATTAAAATATCGTTCTTCTTTTGACCCTGCTGTTTATTCATTGGGTACAAGTGCCACAGTTAACGATCCTAATACAAATTGGTCCAACGAGCAAGTTGGAGAGCTATGGTGGGATTTATCAACAGTCAAATATGTATGGTACGAACAAGGTGAAGTAGAATACCGTAAAAATAATTGGGGTAAATTATTTCCAGGTTCGAGTATTGATGTATATGAATGGGTTGAATCAACAATACTACCTAGTCAATGGGCTAGCCTAGCAGATACCGCTGTTGGGTTAAGCAATGGTATTAGTGGACAACCTAAATATCCAAATAACGATATTGTTGCAGTTAAACAAATTTATAATCCATTAAGTGATTCATTTACAAATTATTATTACTTCTGGGTAAAAAATAAAACAACTGTTCCTAATGTAAAAAATAGAAGAATATCTGCGTTTGATGTTGCAGAAATAATTACCAATCCTAAATCATATGGATTAATGTATATTTCTGCATTATCTAGAGATGCAGTCGGAGTTGCTAATGTTGGAAACTTATTGGTTGATGATAGAATACATTTAAACATCACATCAGATGTTATTGATAATACAATTCCTCGTCATACTGAATGGTTGCTGTTACAAGAAGGGTCAGCAGAAAGTGTACCTAACACATTACTAGAGAAAAAACTTATAGATAGTTTAATAGGTCATGATAGCCTGGGAAATCTTGTACCTGATCCTGCACTGTCTGAAAGAGCAAAATATGGTATTGGTATTAGACCAAGACAGACTTTGTTTAAAAATAGATATTCTGCACTAAGAAATATTATTGAATTTGTAAACAATGTGTTGGTTGATCAGAGAATTACAGGTAATTACAGTTTTGTAAATCTTAATAAACAAGAACAAATTCCTGATGTAACAACTCACGAATATGATCAATCGGTTGAAGATAACGAAGCATTATTATTAATTGATACACAATTATTTGCCACAGCACAATTATCTTGTACTGTAGAAAATGGTAAAATAACCAGTGTTACAATTAATAATCCAGGATATGGATATAAAATTAGTCCTACAGTTTCTATCAACAGTAGTACGGTTGCATCTATTAGTACAACAATTGATGCAAATGGGCGTGTTGTTTCTGTTAACATTGAGAATGCTGGTAGTGGTTTTACAGTTCCTCCTGAGTTAACAGTAAGACCTTATACTGTTATTGTACAGGCCGATTCTACCTATAACGGTAAATGGACTAAATTTATATTTGACACAGATTTTAAAACTTGGGTAAGATCACATACTCAGGCTTATAATACAACTTTATATTGGAATTATATTGATTGGGTTGATTCTTCATATAATCCTTTTGTAGATATTGCATATACAATAGATGAATTATACGAGCTTAATGAAATAACTGTATCTACTAGACAATATGTTAAAGTTAAAAATGCAGGATTAGGTTATTATGTTATATTAGAAAAAATAGATACTGGCAACGGAACATTTGATTCTGATTATAATATTGTTTATTCTCAAAATGGAACAATAGAGTTGTCATCTAATTTATGGGACATTAGAAATACAAATCTTGCTTATGATGAAAATACCTACGATCAAACATTGTATGATCAAACTCCTGATGCTGAATTATTGTATATTTTAACAGCATTGAAACAAGATTTATTTGTAAATGACTTAAAAGTTAATTGGAATTTATTATTCTTTAGAGCAGTTAAGTATGCACTATCAGAACAGAAATTATTAGACTGGGCATTTAAAACATCATTTATCAATGTTACAAATTATGCTGGTGGGTTGGATCAACGATTGGTATACAAATTACAGAACAGTAGTTATTATGAAGATTATGTAAATGAAGTTAAACCTTATCATACGCAGATAAGAACATTTACTACTAATTATACATTAACAGATCCTAGTGGATCATTTATAACTGATTTTGATTTACCTGCAATATATGATAAATCTTCTGACAAGTTTATAACAGTAGATACAAGTAGTTCATATATTTCTCAATATCCTTGGAAATCCTGGGCAGATAATTACTCTGATTTTGTGTCTGAAATATCATTAGGAAATTCAGGAGCAGGATATACCGAAGCTCCGCAGATAATTATTTCTGATCCAGATCTTGAAGGAGGTACTACTGCTACTGCCGAAGCATATGTAAGCTCCGGCGCAATTTCTCAAATTCGAGTAATTAATTCAGGTAGCGGATACATAACCACACCCGAGGTTAGTATATTAGGTGGCGGATCAGTTATAACTACTGCAACAGCATATCCATACATTGCAAATAACAAAGTAAGATCTACTACAATTGGATTAAAATTTGACAGAACTAGCAAAGTATCACAGGCTGGAAATGTCGTAACATCTGATAGTTTTAATTGTAATGGCACAGATTCGGAGTTTTCATTAACTTGGTTAGCCGAGTTAGATAAATCTAAGATTGTGGTTACTCTTGACAGATCATTGATATTAAATTCTGATTATACAATTAAAAATTATGTAAAAACTTATAATGGTTATGCAAAACATTATAGTAAAATTTCATTCTTAAATTATGTTCCTAAGTTAGGACAGGTATTATCAGTTACTTATAATAAGAGTCAAAGTGTGTTAAATGCTGTTGACAGAATAGAAAATTATTATACAGCTACATCTGGTATGCCAGGCCTAGATTTAGGACAACTAATGACCGGAATTGATTATCCTAAAACTAGAATAACAGGATTGATGTTTGATTACACTACCCAATGGGATATCAATGGTTATGATACAGCATTGTGGGATGACAATTTTGGATTCTATACAGTTACAACGTCAACTAACAGATCCTATAATACTACAGGTACTTCATCAACTATTAAATTATCGGATATATCAGGAGTTACAATTGGACAAAGTGTAGCAGTAATAAACACCACATCTAATGTGTTTAGTGGAACTAATCCTAAAGTTGTAGGTGTAGATCCAATCACAAATGTAGTTACAATTAATACTACCACAGTTAATGTTATAAGCACAGGTTCTGTAATAGAATTTTGGAGTTATAATACCGATTCTAGTGTATTAGACAGTTCAATAAGAGGTGGCGATTTAGGATATACAACTGCATTAGGAATTAATCCATCTGATATTATCATCGATGGTGATGGATTCTTAACACCTAACACGAGCTATGCTCCAGAAGAAATGGTGCCTGGAGAAGTTGTTGAAAGTTTAGGCATTAATGTATACACAAAGAGTCCACAAGCGTCTCCAGTTATAGTATCATCATATATTGATGTAGTAGCAGGATCGACTACGACTAGAGTTATGAGTGTTGTTCCTCCAAATAGTGCCAGCGTTATGGTTACATATAATGGAACAATTTTTAGCTATACTGCAACAAATATAACTTCGTCGACAATGTATAACATTAATTGGGATCTAAACAAATTAATTATTCCTCCACAACCTGTGTCGGGAAAATTAGGTTATACTATAGTAACTATAGGTAGCAATAGCACTGAAAATCAAACAGGATTAACAGACTCTCAAAGCATAGTAACTGACCAAACTACAATTGAAATACAAAGTATATCTGGTGTTAATACAGTTAAGACTGCTTATGTAACAGTTAACGGTCAATCTATATCCGCTGTAACTACATCATCAAATTATGGATACGTATTGACTTCAGCAAATAATAACAATCGTAGAGCGGCTGTTATTGTTTATAATTTACCAGCTGGTGAAAACAGAGTTAGTGTTTGGTTCTTTGGTACTGATCATAAAACATTTAATGAAATTAACGAACAGATTATTAAAATTAATACACTATCTACTGCTACTGTATATACAGAATTTCCAATAGCATTAACTCAACCTCCAGGCAATATTAAACCTGAAGTAGCCAATGCAATTGTTGATTTTGCTGATAGTAATGGTAGAAAATTATTAGTTCCTCCGCACATCGATTACTATCAGGTGTATGATAGAAATACAAATACATTCCAAATAACTGATACTGTAGGATATAATGGAGATACCAATGATTTTGGATTAGAAAATGTACGTGCATACATTAACGGGCAGGAATTATTAAGAGGATTTGATTTCTCGGTAAATTCCACTGGCCTTGTTACTATAATACAACCAGTACTAAATCCGGGTGATGTTGTAGCAATTTTGTATAAATCATCTTCACCATCTTATCCTACTACAAATCTTCCTAGACAAGATTATGAATATGATATTATTGGAAACAATCTTTTATTATGTGCGCCCCCTACATATTCTAATTATTTTGGATGGAATACCAATTGGAGTGGCGAGATTAGAGTTATAACATATACCGATCAAGACGATATGTTAATGAGAACAGAAAAATTCTTTGGAAATTCAAATCATAGATTTAAAATTAGTCGTCCAGTGTTAGATGAAAATTATATATGGGTAAGTCTAAATGGTATACCTTTGGTTAATTTTGTTGATTTTGAAATTTTAGATGACAGTGTTACTGTCCAAATATCTGATAAATTTACAATTGGAGCTAAAGATCAAATTGTAATTAGAACATTTAATAGTACTGATTTGTCCACCACGGTATTGGGTTATAGAATATTCAATGATTTGTTTAATAGAACACAATTTAAACGTTTGAGTAAACAAAACACTACCTATCTAACTAGTCCATTATTTTTTACAGATACAGAAATAAATGTTGCTGATGCAACAGTATTAACACAACCAATTGTTGATAAAAATATTCCTGGTGTTGTAATTATTGATGGAGAAAGAATTGAGTTTTTTAAAGTCAATGGTAATATATTAGGACAACTTCGTAGAAGTACATTAGGTACTGCACCTAAATTCTATAGTCAAGAAAATACAAAAGTTATTGATCAAGGAACTGATCAAACAGTTCCTTACAGTGAAACAATTCTTGTACAAAATACATTAACAACAACAAGTACAGTCTACACAATTTCAACAAATAGTAATATAGTTCAATATTATACAGGCTTAGCAAATACAGCAACATTTGTAAATAGTGGAATAACATTATCTACCATAGTAAATGCTACTGATCAAATTAGTGTTTATTATGGAGGCAGATTGCTAAACAAAGAAGGAACGTATCATCAAGACATCTCAGTTTCATATGATAGTCCTGCAATAAGCTCAGTTGGATTTGTAGATAACATAACTTCTTTGCCAGTTACTGGAATATTAAATACTTCATTTGTTGTTACATCAACAAATGAAGTATGGGTATTTGAAAATTCTAAGGAAGAAAATTCATTTAGAGGATACGTATACAAAGGATTGAAGTATCAACCTCCTGAGTTTACTGTTAATACATCTACTCAGCAAATTACATTAAATATTCCTGAAGGTGTCTACCCAGACATAAAATTAACTGTGGTAAAACGTCAGGTTGAAAGATCGTCAGTTTGGAATACAGAAGTTAACAGTACTAAAACATTATCGTTAATAGATAGTGATACTTTACAGGCTGTATTTTTACAGGATAGTCCTGCTGAATTGCCAGATAATTATTATTACGGAGGTGATCCTGCACTTGAAGATGATACAGGAATTGCTATTATAGATCAATCAGGATCTCCATTAGAAGGATAAAGAAATGTCAAATATTAATCAATTACCAACGCTTAGTACTGCTACCAGTGAAACATATTTTATGGTGGTCGATAATAGATTGGCCAAACGTTTACCCGCATTTTCAGTTGGACAAGGACCACAAGGACCGACTGGTCCACAGGGTGCTCCTGGTATAGGTACAAATGGAGCAACAGGTCCAACAGGGCCAGTAAGCACAGTTCCGGGACCTACTGGACCAACTGGGCAAGGAGTAACTGGTCCCACTGGATCGCCGAGTAATGTACCAGGTCCCACTGGAGCAACTGGACCAACTGGACAAGGGGCAATTGGTCCCACCGGATCACCGAGTAATGTACCAGGTCCCACTGGAGCAACTGGAGCACAGGGTGCGACTGGCCCAAGTGGCGGTCCTCCTGGTCCACAAGGACCTACAGGACCTACTGGTATTGGAGCAACAGGACCCACAGGCGCAAGTTCAGTAGGCCCAACTGGTCCACTAGGCCCAACTGGCCCTCAAAGTAATGTTGCTGGTCCGACTGGTCCACAAGGGGTGTTGGGTCCAACTGGAGCTACTGGACCGGGTGTTGCGGCAGTATATGTACCTGCTAGTAGTACCAGCACAGGTGTAGTAGGAAATGTTGCCTATGACAGTAATTTTGTCTATATATGTGTTGCTCCTAACACCTGGCGCAGAGCTTTTGTATCCACATTCTAATACAGCATAAATATCATTATGAAAGAAAGAGACACCATGAACAAGCCAAACGAACAAGGAAATATAAGAGTTAAAGGTCATATTAAGATCTTTGATCCTGTATCTAAAGAAGTATTCATTGATAAATCTAATGCCATACACTACGAAAACTTTTCAGTAGCGTTAGCACGTAGTTTAAGCAATCAAGGTTACGGTACTATTGCTGAAATGGCGTTTGGCAATGGTGGGACTCGAGTAGATGAAACTGGAATTATCACGTACTTAACACCTAATACAGTTGGTATTAATTCTACATTGTACAATGAAACTTACAGTAAAATCATTGATCCAAAACAACCATCTAGTTTAGATCCTGCTAGGAATTTTATGGATGTTCGACACGTATTAGGAACAGCATACACAGATATTTTAGTAAGTTGTTTGTTAGATTTTGGTGAACCTAGTGGACAAGCGGCATTTGATAATGCAACAAACACAGACGGAACATATGTATTTGATGAACTAGGACTGCGAGCATACAGTCCAGACGGTCCAGGTATGGGTGATTTGTTAACTCACGTTATTTTTCACCCGGTACAAAAATCATTAAATCGTATGATACAAATAGATTATACAGTAAGAATTCAAAGTCTTACTAACGGGATGTAATTATGAGTTATACATTACAACATTCTGATCCTAATAATGGAACAATAACAGTTCCTGATATGCCACCTGGTATCAATATAGTAGATACTAGTTTAAATTTAATTGGTAGAGGGTATCCTAATTACGGTATTAAGACTGCTGAAAATTTCCTACATTTATTAGAAAATTTTGCAGGTCCGACGCCCGGCCCTACCAATCCTATACAAGGACAACTTTGGTTTGACAATGGTACAAATACTTTAAAAGTAAATGACGGTACAAATTGGACTCCTGTAAGCGGTCAATATATCAGCGGTACAGCACCAACAACAGGTAAAACTGGTGACTTATGGTGGGATACTACTACAAGTCAATTGAAAATATATAATGGCACAGATTGGACCATTGTAGGTCCACTTTCAACACCAGGAACAGGGCAATTTTCTTCTACAATCGAAGATATTTCAGGATCTACACATAATGTTATTTTAAATAAAATTGACGGGGACATTGTATCTGTATTTTCTAAAGAAACGTTTGTACCTGTTGAAGTGTTATCTGGATTTGCAAATGGTATTAGTACAGGTATTACATTAACAACAATTAACTCTCCAAAATTTGTGGGAACTGCTATAAATGCAGATAGCCTTGGTGGAAAAACAGCAACAAATTATTTGTTAAAGAATGATCCTACAGGACAAATAATAACAGGAAAAGTTGTTTATCAAACATCAGTTACTAATAATCCCGAAGGCAATAATGGAGTTGTTATACAATCAGCCGGTGGTGTATCGTCAGAGTACATTCAATTTTATAAAAAAGATAGTGATGCTATTGTCGCTAATAATGTACAAGGCGGAAAAATAGTTTTTAAAACCAAAGGACCAACAGATACAATTTTAGTAGACACTATTTCTATTCAAAAAAATTCAATTAGTATCAACACATCAACATCGTCGTTGAATTATGCATTAAATGTATATGGGACTACAAACGTGTCTAATACATTAACGGTTGGTAACGGATTAAATGTATACGGTACCACAAATGTATCTAGTACATTAACAGTTAGTGGAGGATTAATATCCTCAACATCTCATACACCTGCAGGTCCTACTGATATAGGTACAACAGGTCAAATTGCCTGGGATTCAAATTATGTCTATATTTGTATAGAAACAAATACTTGGAAAAGATCTCCGTTAAACACTTGGTAAAATAAAATGGCATACACAATATTAAACACAGATGGAACATTATTGGTTTTATTACCAGATGGGACTATTGATCAAAACACAACAAGTTTAACACTTATTGGTAAAAACTATAGTGGATTCGGACAATACTACAATGAAAATTTAATTACATTGTTGGCAAATTCTGCAAACACATCAGATGTACCACCGATTAGTCCTATTACAGGACAACTATGGTACGATACTACTAATAAAAAATTAAAAATTTATGATGGAATATTTAAACCGGTTAATGGTGCTATAGTATCTAATGTACAACCATCGATGGCAGCAGGTGACATATGGTGGGATACCACAAATCAACAATTAAAATTGTATGACGGAGCAAACGCACAAACTATTGGACCAGCATTTCCTAGTAGTGTTGGATCAAACGGATGGGTATTACCTGGTGTAAAAATACAAGATAACGGCGGTAATAATCAAAACGTTACTCTATTGAATAGTTTTGATACTACAATAGGATACATTACTACTTCGTCTTTTAATGTTAATGCTTCATCTAATTATGATTATATAACTCCCGGTACAACAACTTCTACAGTTGCAGGATTAACAATTTTAGGTGATATACAATATTCTGGAAAGATTTTAAACAACTATCTTTCAATGAACATCGAAATGACAACGTTGGTAAACTCACCAAACAGTCAAGATTTATCTGGGTTATCATATAACGATTTAACTCATCAAAATAGTTTAATAGCATCTGTATTAAATGCTATGTTCCCTGTAAATACTTCTACAAATTCTGTATCTAATTTATATAATTCTGATTCTGTTGAAGTAGGAGTTCCTGTACGTAGTCAAGCAAGGGTACTATGTTCGTCGAGTACACAACCTGGAAAATACCAGGTAAGGGTTTTTGAAGCAGGAATAAGTGCAGGAGTTGGAAGATGGGCTGATAAGGTAATATCTTCTAATACTACTACAAATATATTGTACAATTTTAATAGATAATAAGGAAAATGAAATGGGGACAAATTATTCAGGATTGGTAGAACCTTATGTTGCTGATAAAATTTATCCAGATGGAACAGTTGTTACATTTGGTGGTAAAAATGATGTTACAAAAACCTCAGAAGGCGATCGAGGCATTGGAGTTATGGTAACTACTCCTACTGGTCCTGGTGTTCTTATTAAAGGAACTGCTTTACTACTAGCAGTTGGAGATGTACAAAAAGGTGATAGACTAGTAGCCACAGATGACGGTTTTGCCCGAGTTACACCCCCTGGACATCCTGACGTTTTTGCTATTGCACTAGGAGTAGGAAAATCTCAAAAAGTATGGGGAAGTGATCCTATACGAGCGTTGATACTATAAAATAAAATTATGCCATATACACTCACCAAAACAAACGGAACAACACTTGCTGTTATACAGGATGCATCTGTAGATACAACTACAAATTTAACCTTTGTAGGAAAAAATTATTCAGGATACGGACAGGTAATTGATGAAAATTTTGTAAAATTATTAGAAAATTTTTCTAATAATTCAGCTCCTACAAAACCGTTACAGGGACAACTTTGGTTTGACAACACTCCATCAATTGGACAATTAAAACTTTGTTATGATGGTGCAAATTTTAAAGGATTAGCATCTATTAGAGTTCAATCTAATACACCTGATTCGTCGGTTGCAGGAGATTTATGGTGGGATAATTCCTATTTAAGATTATTCAACGGATCAGCGTACACAATAATCGGACCATCTCAAAGTGCATCTTCACGATCATCTTGGGTATTTGAAGAAGATATTGGTCAACAAGATTCAGGAAACACTTCTTACCCTATTATCAAAGGTGAAGTTGGAGGAATTCCTATTGTTACTATAACAAAATTAGGAACGACATTAGATAATACAGGTGGAGCACTTGTACCTCAAACTACATCAAATCTTTATACTAATTTTTCAAATGGTGTAAGAAAAGGTATAACATTAGCAGGTTGTGATTCTAATGGATCATCCAAATCTGCCGGATACTATTTTTGGGGAACAGCATCTGAATCGTTAAATTCAAGTGGATTGAATTTAACACAGGTATCCGACAACACTAATTATTATATTACATTTGCATCCGGATCATCTGGTAATCAAACTGTTAACGCAAATTCTACATTTACATTTAACCCATCGACTGGTGTAGTTAATGCTACTGCTACAGCAGCCTATTATGCAGATTTGGCAGAACGTTATGAAGCAGATGCTGTATATGAGGAAGGCACTGTATTGGTAATTGGTGGTGAAAAAGAAGTTACAACCACCAATCAATTTGCTGATACAAGGGTAGCGGGCATAGTAAGTAAAAACCCGGCATATATGATGAATTCTGCCGCCGGATCTGACGAAACTCACCCTTATATTGCATTAAAAGGTCGTGTTCCTTGCAAAGTATTAGGCTATGTTAAAAAAGGTGATCTAATTGTAACAAGTAGTACACCTGGATATGGATGCGCCGCTAGTTCTGTATCTGCAGGAGCAGTAATAGGAAAAGCCCTAGGATCACAATCCGAGGGCCTTGGAATTATTGAAGTTCTTGTAGTTTAAACTGCCATTGGTGCTTTAATAGCTTTGTGACTTTCATATTCTACTAACTCTATATCCTGCATATCAAAATCGGTTATTACATCAATTTCTGGATTTAAATTTAACGCAGGCAGTGGCAACGGCTTACGTGCCAATTGTTCATTGACCTGATCAAAATGATTATTATAGATATGTGCATCACCGATTGTAATAATTAAATCACCTACTTCTAAATTACATACCTGTGCTATCATATGTGTGAATAACGCATAAGAAGCAATATTAAACGGCACTCCCAAAAACATATCGGCACTACGCTGATACATCTGACAACTTAGTCTACCATTGGAAACATAAAATTGTGCCATCATATGGCAAGGAGGCAATGCCATTAAATCAATTTCACCTGGATTCCAAGCAGTAATAATATGTCTACGACTGTATGGATCATCCTTGATACCGTTTATTAATTCGATTAACTGATCGTGATTTTGAAGAACAACTTTGTTAACACGAATCAATGGTTTACGCCACCGTCTCCATTGTACTCCATAAACACGACCTAGGTCGCCGGGGTGTCTCTGTAAACGTTTTTGTACCCAATATGGAGCAGTAGCATTGTCAGACCATATAGTTTTTTTATCAGAATAACGTTCACCGTGTAAAATTTCTTTTAAACGATTCTCATCACCTGACCCTTCTATAAACCAAAGCAGTTCGCTAACAACTGCTTTCCACGCAAGTTTTTTTGTAGTAATTGCTGGAAAGCCTTCTGTTAAATCAAAACGCATTTGAAGACCAAATATACTGCGAGTACCAGTTCCTGTTCGATCAGGACGATCCTCACCGTTGTCTAAAATATTTTGTAATGCGTCTAAATACGCCTGCTCTGGATGTGACATTAATCTACTTCAACCTCTGGAACTTTTTTCTTGCTTTTTGGTGGATCTAATGCATCGGCCTGTTTTCGTAATTGCTGAGCCTGTTTAAATAATGCATCTGCCTTTGAACGAAGTTCTGCAGGAGTTAAATTATCTGTTGATTCTTCGACTACTGGCTCCGCGGCCTTTTTAGCTTTTGGATTAGGTTTAGACCCATCGGTAACTGCTAGGTCTTCTACTGACACACCTTTTTGTTCTGCAATCAAATTATTTAATTCATCGAGCGGAACACTATTTTGTGTAGTAGGAGTCATTAGAACACCGTTCGTTGGAACTTTTTTAAGTTGCCCTTTGGAGTGTAACCATTGAAGCATATTACTGCCATCTGGGAAGTTTCTTACTGCAAGAACATCTGCAAGTTCATTTGCCTGTTGTCCTTCGACATCTTGTACAGTACTCATCAATGCATCGTGATACGATTCTCCGAGATTGCCAGTACCTACTACTAATGCGCTGTATGGATCTCCTGGTAATGTTCGGTAGGCTACAACGATTTTAGCACCGTTGTTTTTCATTTTTCCTACGTGCTTCATGGTTATCTCCTAATTAAGCTGTTGCGGTTTCTTGGGTATCAGTTTCTGTAGTTGCAGGTTTTGGTGCAACTGCATTCAAGAATGTGTTAAGACGATCAAATACTACACCTACCGATGAAGCCTCTGCCCCACCGAATGCACCTCTACGAACTGCTGTGTCGATGACGGCACGAATGTTCAATAGATCATTGATACTCAATTCTGGTTGTTTTGGAGCGGCTGTACCACCTACGCCGTTCTCTGTTGCTACTTGTGCTGTTTCTTGATTTTCCATTTTAAAAAATTTCCTTTTTATTTCTATGTATATAGGGGCATCCTAATGTTAGCATAGTAAGTTCTTTCGAATCTTCTATGCCTACTTCCAACGTTTCGATCATTTTGTTAGAATGATCAACAATGTAGCTTTTAACTATAGCATACCGACTATTTAAATTATAAACAATCCAGTGTTCGAGAAGATTGGCATCATTGTCAGGATCAACATTGATTTTTGTAAAATGATTTGGAATAAAACTTAATTTTCTAAAATTAAGGATTCCTAATGGGTTTACTTCTTCTCTACTTAATGACATTATCTATGTACTTTATTTATAGTATGCTGTCTGGCCGAACGGTGCAATTATGGATTCATTGCCGTGTATGATAAACAATGTTTCGCAGTAATTTTCATCACCCCAACTTCCGCAAGGATAACCGTCTGTGAACATAATAAAACGTTTTGGCTCAATTCCTTTTTCTTTCATAAACTCAAAGTTTATATCAAAGTCTGTACCGCCGCCACCTTGTATCTCGTATTGATTAATTTCATCGGCAGTATCTCCGGTAAAACTAGCATAGTTGTAAACGTTGGTATCAAAAGTCCACAAATCCAATTTAAAGTCTACATATTCTTCCATAATTCCTTTGACTTCACTTAAAAAGTCTTCGGCCTGTTTATCCGAAATACTGCCCGACATATCAATTGCTACACTTACGTCAATGGTTTCTTCATTTAACATTCCAGGTAATACAGCACCACAATGCTGACTTTTACGATTTGGACGATTAAAACTAAAGTTACTTTTAAGAATACTTTGAATATTCATACGTAACAATTGACGCCAATCCATTTTAGGTTCTGTAAAAGTTTGGATCATTCTAGCAACACCTGCTGGAACTCTGCCTGCACCTGCTGCCTGTGCAGCCGCAACCATTGCTTCTTTGATCTCGTCTCGGATTGCTTTCTTTTCTTCGGCTGTAAGTTTTGGACGCCCATTACCGTCTTTGTCACCATCTTGATCTTCGCCTTCACCATCTAAATGTTCGTCTAACAATTCTCCAAGTTGACTAAGATCAATTTTAATTGCGTCTTTTTCGATTTCATCGTAGATTTCTTCATAGCTTTTTCCGCGATATTTATTATCTTGGAAGATTTTAATAAATGATGGCACTTCGCCAATACGCTCATCTTTTAGAATTTGATTAGCGGCATAGTCAGCGGCAATGTTAGACAACTGTGGATCTCTATGCTCGCGACGTCCCATATGATCAAACACATTGTGTAGTACTTCGTGTGCAAATCCAAATTCACACTCTTTTGGTGTTAATTTATGCACAAAATCGTTATTGTAATAAAAGTTTCTTCCATCTGTGGCCAATGTACTGAGCCAATCTGTAGCATCTACAAGTTTCAAACGAGTGGCTAAATTACCAAAAAATGGATGACGTAACAACAATCCAATACGAGCAGTAACAAGTTTTTCTACAATTTTGTTTTTTTCTGCGGTGGTAAATTCTCGTTTTTCAATTTTGGAAACTTTGGTTGCTGTTGTACTTTTAGCTGACGACATATTTTTGCTCCTTTGTTAACAATATATAGTTATTATACAGGAAAATTGTTGAAAACGCAAGTGATTTTTATTCAAATTATTTTATTTGTATAAAATAAGTTCATATAAAGATAAAAAATTAAGATATTAAAAAAGGCCCCTAGGGGCCTTTTTTTATTCCATTGCCTGGATAATGAACTTGCCGTACTTCTCGTGGAAGCGATCAAAGTTCTTCAACTTAGACGCATCAAACGGCAATTGATAATTTGTGAGCGCAACTTTTGCCCCCATCACAACCAATTCAGTTGGAAAATTATCCATCATAAATCCGAAGAAGTTATCTGCCATTGCATCCCAATCTTTGACTTTCTTTTGGTGTGCTGTTTGAAGTTCGTAGCACAAAGATACAGTCAAAGAATACATAGCACTAATTTCTTTGATGCTAGAGTTTTTAATTTTGCCTGACAAAATATCTTCTGGCTTAGGCATCTGTTTAGCAACCTTACGATGTGCCATAAATTTAACAGCAAGCCCTTCGCCAATTGCACCTGAAACCAAATCAGTTAATGTGCCTTCGTCTAAATCGTCATCTTTGAGTAATTCTGATACAAAAGACCAGCTACGGGGTGTAGCAAAAGAACGACTTGCACCACGGGGATCAAAGTCATACAAATCATTTTTAGCAAAGCCTACATAACCGACAACCTGTTCGTGAATTTTGTTGTTAACAGCCCATTCTTGCCAATCTTCAAAATCTGATTTAAGTTCTAAGTGAACAAAACGATTTGCCAACGGAGCAGGCATTCTATAAGTAACAGCCTTGTCAGTTTCTCTGTTACCTGCGGCAACAATACTAACACCTTCTGGCAAAATGTAAGTACCAACACGACGGTTCAAAATCAATTGATATGCCGCCGCCTGTGTAGAAGGAGCCGCAGAGTTCAACTCATCTAAAAACAGAATAGCAGTAGACTCTGGATCTGTAGGCAACTCTGCGGGAGGAGCCCAGGTCATTGTATTGAGTGTACTGTTGTAATAAGGAATACCTTTAATGTCAGTAGGTTCCCACAAACTTAAACGAACATCGATAACTTCTCTATCTTGTTCGTCTCCGATTTGTTTAACAATATCGGATTTACCAATACCGGGAGGACCCCACATAAACACAGGGCGTTTAATTTTAATACATTTACGAAGACTACGTTTAGCTTCATTTGGTGTAACTGTACGATTTGCGGAAATTTGCTCTGCCATAACAATCTTTCTTAAAGTGTTTAAAAAATATTGAATACTGTATGCATCAATATGTATATATTGTACACTATAAAACAGTCAGCGTCAAGCAGTTTTGGTACTTTTGTCTTTGGCTATTGTAAATTTTACAATGTTGCCTGAAAACAACACTAGTTGAACTGCCATTTTTTCTCCAAAAACATAGATGTCTTTGTTGGTAATATACCAAGGACAATCAATAAAATGATCTAACCAAATAATTAATTGGTTGTTATAAACAACTGGTTCGTCTAATTTAATTTTGTAAAATTTAAGATCGGCTTTTTGAAGAGTATCAAACCCTTGATCACTAAGACGAAGTCCGCCTTTTGATTTGTTTCTTGTACTAAGAAACAATATTGATTGTAATTTTCTAAGAGATTTCTCGTCCGTTTTTAATCCAAGTGTTTCTGCAATATACTTGGTTAGTTTAGATTTGAGATTCATCGGTTAATTTTTCTCCAACTGTAAGTTTATATACATTGAAGTCTGTGGTATTAAACAATTTGTTTAATTTTTCAGCTAGATTAAATGCGTGACCAGAATTGGAGAATGAAATTTTCTTGTACTTTGGACCTATATGGTGTGCGACCATACTAGATGTTTTAAGATTAATTGGTTTATCTTGATAGAATACTGCCCAAATAGCCTCTGCGTCTAAGACCTGCTCTGTTTTATAAGTTTTTTTATTGGTTATTTCTAACAAAACTTTTGGTTTTGGGCGACTCATTATATATCTCCGTAAAGTACATATATATTTATCACAAAATCACCTAAAAACTTCCACCGTCCATTTTGATAGATATAGGATCAGCTGATGCTGTAGTTGAAACAATTTGATCTAAATCACCAGCTAATCTGGTCATAACAACACTTAAACTATTTTGAAGATCTGTGGCTTCTTTAATAGTCAAAGTTACAGTTTTTTGATTACTCTTAATGGCAACACGAGTACGATCTAAAAAATCTTCAATTGGAATGGTGTTAAGGTTCTTCATTCTTTATTTAACTGGTTTAATACTTTTTTCATTTCCTGTGCTGTGCGGAATGGTCCTTGAAATGGATTACGTTCTAATGTAATTAATTTTGGACAGAAACTTTTAAGCCATCCTTTTTTAAATTTTATAACATAATATCCTGCACAATATTGACTTTTACTTTTTGCACTTTTGGCAAATAATGGTAATTTCCTACGAACATCATATACGGGTTCGTAAGGATGAGTACGGCAAGGATAATCGTATACAGAATGCCCATTGGTTTCGCTATTTTCTTTTTTATATTTTTCTTCAACTACATCGATACCAAATTGAGTATTAATTTCTGTTAAATCTTTGAAAGGCACAGTTTGTCCATTTTTTAAAAAAACATAACCTTTTTTAGATTTAGCAATAGATCCAATTTTTTTAGGACCATCTTTTACCAACCATTCTTTATTCGGAATCAATACTTTTGCATTTGCTATCATCATATATACCTTGCGTTTAATGGTTCTGCATAACTTTGAACCTGCTCACTTACTTTTTGTAGATCGTATTCTGCACAAAATTTTAATAATCTAATACCAACTTGCGGAACATTTTTTTCTGCTGTGATCGCAGATTGTACGGTATCTTTGATTAATAATTTAATATCGTTTGGTTGTGCTGTTAGATCACACAAATTAACATTTCTCATATAATCATCTAGCACACGATGCTCTACTCCTTCGTGGTCTACCCACTTTTGGAGCATGAGATTGTTCCACGAATATCCTTTAGACGCCCTGTCAGCATACGCTTCACGGAGACCAACTTTATTTTTTGTCCCTTTCTCACGTACTCCTGGATAAGCACTAAAGATATTGTCGGAGGTGTCTCCACGCATACACTTCTCAAATAGCAACCAGGCCGGATCCGGCGCGGGCTTTTCTTGTTTAGTTTTCTTATCAATGACACGTTTACCTTTTTCATCAAAGTACCCCTCGTGTGTAGTTGTAATTTGCATCACACCATTATATTGTCGAACGTTTGGTGCAATAAGTTGTGCAAAGTCTCCGTCTGTCGAAATTATCACGTGATTATCGTTGGGATGACTTTGTATCCATCCAGCAATCAAATCGTCTGCTTCTAACTGCTGATGCTGAAGTACCGTACAATTAGTTTTATTGGTAATGAAATCTTTGAACTGATCAAAGGTTTCCCAAAATACACGATCTTCTTCTTGCTCACGAGGACTTGCCGCGGCACGAGCATCTGTACGTTGACGTTTGTAAGGAGCATAGTAATCCTTACGCCAGCTACGTCCCTCTAAACAAAAGACAACGTGGTCACCTTTAAAGTCTTTCCACGCTTTTCGGACACTGCCTAATACTGTATGGATACTCATTCCGACTTTATCATTAAGATCTCCTCTAATAACGTGTCGGGCTCTAAAAAATGTATTTGCTGTATCTACCAGTATATATGTTTTTGACATTAACTAACTTCCGTTCTTCCATCTTCACGCAACGCACGGTTAACGTAACCGGCACCTCTACGACTCATATCAACGCCTTCTTCGGCACCAACATTTCGGCATAGTTCGGAAAACCATTGGTCCACAATTTCTTCATCTGTTTCTCCAACGTATCCGTTACTACGTAATTGTAACACAAAATAGTCATTCCAGTCAAGTTCAAAAAATCCGTTACGAATATTATCCTTGTTGACGTGTGTATCCAAAACAGCTACCCAGGGCTCTTTCCGCTCAGTAGCAATTTCTTTTGGACTTAACCCAGCAAGTCTAGCGGCTTCTTTGGCTTCTTCGGCAGTTTTAATAAACAATTCTGCCTCGGCTTTTGCTTGTTCTTTTTCGGCTTCAATTTTATCAATACCGAATAATTTTTTAATAATATTTTTCATTATGTACCCCACTCATTCTTGAACAGTGGTACCTGTAGTCGATCACTGTAACGCCATCCACGTTTCATTGCCGCTAGTGCCACATTCTTTGCGTTTAATGTGTAAACATTTTCCACACCGCCTACTGGCATTAGATAAACGTGTCCTTTAAATCCTGCCGCACGATATGCACCAACTGCACATTCTGCATCTGCGATATCTTGTTCTGTTGCTACTACAAACTTAAGATAGGCAGTTCCAACTTCTTCATATTCGCAAACTACTTCAGGCTTAATAGCATCATCCCAACTCTCACCACTGCAAGGTAATTTAGCACTTACACTAAATGTGATTTCTCTAAAGTTACTCCAACGACTTAGATATTCTTTAAACTCTGGAGTTAGTTTTTGAGTGCCATTTGTTTCAAATGTAAGTTCTTTAAGACTTTGCATTTTAGGATGATCTAATAATTCAGCATAACTACGTTGCCAACCTAACAATGGTTCGCCCCCTGTAATTACGAGATGTTCGTCTTGCCATTCTTTGTAAGGAAGTATATCCACAATCGAAGAGGCAATGCTATCAACAGACAATAAAGGAGAAAGATGCTTAAACCTAGGATCCCAAGAAGCATAGCTATCGCACCCTGTAGATACAAGAGGCAATTCTTTATAATTATTGTAGTGATATACCACTTGTGCAATGTCGTCAGCTTCAGTACTGAGTTCGCCACGTGGCATACCAAAGCCCCTGCAAGAAAAATTGCAGCCAAAAGTTCTAAGGAACACGCTAGGTACTCCCATATATCTACCCTCGCCCTGTATAGAGTAGAAAAGTTCCGCTATCTTAATCTTTGACATTTGTATCCTTTCAATGAGTTTATTATAAACATATTTTTTTAACAAGTCAACAGATTTAATCTTGTTTATATGTTGAACTTTTATAATTACCTTTACCTGGAATTGTATTACGAACACCACCGATTGGATCTTCGACATCACCTTTTCTACGAGGAATAAGATGAATGTGTGGCCAGTTTACAGTTTGTCCTGCGGCTTCGCCATAATTAAATCCAATGTTAAAACCGTCCCATTCACCGTTTTTAACTTTGGTGTTTCCATATCTAAATGCGTCGCTGAACGCTTCATTGAGGATAGACGTGTTATTATATTTAGGAACAAATAATAAATGACCGGGTGTACAAGGATATTTGTCTCTATATACAATTACATGAAAATCATCCCGCTCAATGTCTGTCCAAGGAGCAGAACTATCTTCAATATGATCTGGGCCTGTGAATATTGCATCCATTTATAATCTCGCTAAATCTTTGTAAAAATGCATTTACATAACAACTGTATTTTTGATTGCTATCTTTATTGGTATAATATACCCAAGTATGTTTACCAATTTTTTCAACATTATCAACAAGAAATAATTTTCCGTCAATAGAGGACCATTTAGATCCTATAGTTGGTAATTTATTCATCTTTAAAATCCACAACATTACCATCATCATCTGCACAGATAATACGTACAGTTTCACCGTCTTCATTTTTAATTTCGATTGGCCCCCAAATCCACCATTCAGTGTCACCTTGATACCAAGAATCTTCTTCACGTTCTTCCAATTCATAAGGACTATTTTCATCAAGAAATTCGCGGATTTCTTCTTCGGCATTATCGTCGAGTCCTTCGATTTCAACATCATACCAACACCCGCCATCGAACATTTCAACAAGCTCGCAATTTTCAATATTGTTAACTTCACAGTCTAACATATTGATGCTATCTTTCTTACCATCGCCGCCGGGAACTTCTACAAATTCAAATTCTGGAGGATTGTTATCTGTTGTTTCTACAGTCCACTCACCATAACGGAAACCGTTAGTGACTGTAACCTTACCATCTTTCCCCCGCTGATGATATGTTTCAACTTCTTGACAAGATTTTTTATAATATGTGCTAACGGTCCAAATTGACATGATTAATCATCCTTTTCCATATCAAGTGCTTCGTTAATAACTTCAAATAGTTCTTCACGTGTGCTACACATAATCTTAGCAGTCTTCCAATCATTTTCATCATCGCGACCACTTACTTCAATCATAAATCCATTATCATAACGATTAATAGTAAATGATTCGTTTACTTTAGAGAGTTTATTTAGGTATGTCATTTTATTTCCTTTATGTTTAAAAACGTTTTGTTAAAACTGCGCCAACTACTGTATCTGATGCACCTTCAACACCTTGATAATTGTTTCTATATTCTAAGAAACCAATTAAATTTACAGATTTTTTATCATTCATTTTGAAATACAATCCTGTTCTGCGTTCGTGTACATCAGCAGATAAGTTGGCTGTACTATTTTGGATAACATTGAAGTTACTATCTAATCCTACAGGCGCAGTAATATTTGCTTTTGCATAATATACACTTACTGGTTGATAAGTCATTACTCCAATAGAACTTTGTTCAGATAATTTTTGTTCAATACCTAGTGACCAAGAATAACTAAACACCGGACCGATGTTACTTATATTATCACTAGCGGCTTTGGTCAGTGTAACACCATTCATAAAATTACCGTAAACCTTATGTTTAGCATCTAAATTATGTTCGACACCTGCACCCATAAATTGTGTAACACTAGCATTATTGGTACTATTGACATTGATAAAACTACTCACACTATTGCCTAACCAAGAATTATTTTCTGCCAACACACCCCAATTAAATTTAAAGTCAGCAAAGTCTGTTTTCTTAACTTTGCTAAATTCAACCATGACAGGACTATTTTTTGGCATTACAGGATTATTTTCAACATACATTGTCATTGTTGATTCGCCTGTTTTAACAGTTATATAATCTGTATAATTGTTAAACAACGCATATGTATTACCGGTTGCATATGGCATTGCAGCCTGCTTAACATTAAATTCTGTATGAGGCACCTGATAACCAGTCATTGATTTACTGTTTACATAGAAGTCTCTTTGAAAACTATCAACTACCATTAAAGAACTAACTTTGGCTGTACTGGCACTACCACCAGTTAATAAAATTGGTTGAATGCTAGTAACAGAAGGTCCAATAAGTCTTCCTGTTGTAGGAATACCCAATGTTCCAACAGGACGAGTAGCTTTATCTAAATCTAGCAATCCTTGTCCATCTACGTATTGATTATAATTCGGTATATTTTTATTGGCAGTTAATAACAGCAATGATGCAATATTAGACCCTGTCATTTGTGGCCATTCTTGATGAATGATTGCTACAGCACCACTGATCACAGGAGCTGCCATTGATGTACCAGTCATACTGGCTAATCCTGTACTATTAATTGAAGTAGGAACAGTTGATGTAATGCTTGTTCCTGGTGCCAACAAGTAAAATTGCCAGGCCTGATATTTGTCTTTGCAAACACCGCCGACTACAGTTTGACACAATGTTGCGGCACCATTACTTGATGGCCCTAATCCTGTGTTAGTCTGTTCATTCCAGTTACCAGCAATGATAACTCGTCCTCCGAGAATTAATTTACCTGTAGAATCAGTGGCAGTTGCAATTTGCGTAATACCGCCATTCCACGCAGTTGAATCATTGCCTGCGGCCACAACAAGAACAGTATTTGTTCCTAGAGCAGAGGCCCATTGACTAGCATTAACACTTCCAGGTAATGTGCCTGTGTTTGTATAAACAGTACTATAAACTCCAGGTGAAATTAATTTGGCCTGCAATGCCTGTTGACTTAGTGTGAAATTACTTGACAAATTAATAACATCTGCATTATTTGCACTGGCCCATTGTACACCTTGTAACATTGTTGTTGATAATACAATTCCTGTTGTTGTAATTTTACCAATTAGCAAACTGGCATTAAATGCAACACCTTCTATTCCTAATCCATTATCTGCCGCGGCTGCGATACCTGCAACGTGAGTACCGTGTCCTATGGTATCTGCAATAGATCCGCTACTTGTAAAATCTTGTGTTTTAAGAATTTTACCATTTTGGAAATCTACATTTTTAGTGTCAATACCGGAATCTAAAATAGCAATAATACTGCCTTTACCGGTATATCCTCTAGAATATGCAATATCTGCATTGATAACATTCAGTGTACGACTTCGGTTATATTCGGTTGTGTCCCAAATAGCAGTAGATACACTTTGTGAATGTGCTGTAGACCAAATTACTGCTAAACTAGCTATTAATACTCGAAGTTTCATATAGACCTTTCATCCAATTGTAAGTGGTTTCGACAATAGTTTTTAAACTACTGTATTTTGGTTCCCACTTAGTGTTGTTAATAAAAAGATTAGGATTAGCAATTAATTGATTTGGATCACCGGCTCTAATTGGACCATATACAATTTGTATGTCTTTTTGGATAACCTGTTCTACCATTTTTACAATTTCAAGATTGCTAAATCCTGCCCCTGTACCTATATTATACGCTTGAAAGGTATGATTGTCAAGTGTTTCCAAAAATTCAACAGCCATTAAATGTGCATTGGCTATATCCGAAACGTGTATGTAATCTCGTATACAAGTCCCATCTGGAGTTTGGAAATCTTTTCCATTTAGTGTAAATCTAGAATTTTCTAAAACACTTTGGATAATTTTAGGTATAAGATGAGTGTCGTTTTTTACACACCCTAATTTACCATTTTGGTCACATCCGCTAGCATTAAAATACCTTAATGCTATTCCTTTAAATCCGTGAGCACGGCAATGATCTTCGATAATATGTTCACACATTAATTTACTTCGACCATATGGACTAACAGGATCTTTTGGATAGTCTTCATTCCAAGAAGATACCGAATCGTTATTTCCGTATACTGCCGCACTACTACTAAAAACAATACTACCTTTCCAATTTATTTTAGAAAGTTGTTCTAGCATACTGTTTGTTTTAAAAGAGTTGTTATTATAGTATTCGCCGGGATTTAATATACTTGGCCCTACTAGACTTGTACCTGCTATATGTATAATCGCATCGACATTGTTATTACTTACAATAACAGATACAATATTAACAAAATCTGCAATAAGTAATTGATCAACGTAATTGGCACCTTCGTTCATTGTCCATTCCCGATCAATGCCAATTACATTATATCCGGCTTCTTTAAAAGTTTTAGCGGTGTGACTACCGATAAAACCTAATACACCGGTAACAATAACAGTTTTAGTATTTTGATTCACTTGTATATTTTCTATAGTCTGTGCTCATACGCAACCACTGTTCGCCTTTGCCTTCTAATATATCACATATACGATCAATAGTTCCATCTGTCCAATTACTAATTTTACCCATATTAGGACTAGGAGTATGTAATAATATATCTAGCTTTTCTTCGGCATTGTCTATTGACCAAGGAACGTAAAGTCTTGTATGATCATTGGCAAAAGTTTCAGGAAAACTTCTATAAGCAGGGTAGAGAACATTACAGCCCAAAGTATCTGCTTCCGATACTGTATTACTGACCCAGTCTTGTAGTGCGCAATTAAACAACACGCGAGTATTGTTAAGAAGATTGTAGTAATCATTTTTTTCCAAATCTTCGTAGATAGTTAAAATGCCATGTTCTTGAAGATCTCTAGTACGTGCCATATAACTATCATTGTTTGATTTTAGTTTACTACCTGAAAATACAGCAAACTCAATTAACGGATTCTTTGCTTTAACACGTTCTGCTAAGTCCATAAAAAAGTCTGGTTGCTTTTCTTGATCCCATCGTGCCGCAAATCCAACGCGAAATGCACGTTCATTAAACGGAATTAAATCTCCTACAACACGATCACGCACTTCGTCTTTGCCAAATGCCAATCCACTGATATTATAGATTGGACTTTTCCAACCTGCAATTTTCATATGCATTACCATTTCTTCGTTACTTGCCAATACCCCATCTACAAATGAATCTACCATCTTTTCATAGTGCCCCATAAACTCACTCATACCCCATACGTGTACAAAGTCGTCTGGATCAATGCTTTGAGCAAGGCAACGAACATATATCCGAGGACGTAATTCTACAGGTACCTGTTTTAAGATATATGGCAATGATTCAATCCCTGGTTGAAACATATCTTCGAAGTAAACAACATCTTCGTTAGTAACTTCACCGGCCTTCATTTTGGCAACAAGATTCATTAATTGACTCATGCCAAAATATGTACGACCGTGTGCATCTAATACTTGTCCTGTGACAATAGCCTGATCGTTACTTAGTGTTTCACCTGTTACCAATTCATAATTGATACCTCTACGCTTAAAGACAGTTTCATTCCAGTCTTGTAGTTGTAGAGTATAACGAGCCTTATATGGCTCTAACCCCATATAATATAATTTTTTCATCTACGATAGTTCCTATCACTACGAGCTTCAGTTGGCTCCGGGCGGCCTTCTCTTTCTCTACGTGCTTTGCGTTCTAAGTACTCTTGTGTACGCTGGAAATTTTTATACTCTAATGATCTATATAGATCAGACGGATTGTAAGGAAGTAGGTTAAATCTACAGTGATCTAACCAAGCATCGAGGTCATTAAAAATTTTGTTTACTTCGGGTTTTAAACGAAGAGTTTTCTGAACGTAGACTGGAATATTTGCCATCTGATTTTTATCCTTTAGATATTATAATGTAATGATGAAGGGAATTTAATGAAACAGCCGTTCTCGCCGTCTTCACTAACGTCTACCCAGATCTCGCGACCTGGATATCTTGCGACAATGGTTGCGTGAAGATCACGGCTAATCATTTCGCAGGATTTGTGGTTAAGCTCTAATGTGCCATCATTGTAACACTTCTCGAGCCAACGCTTAAACTGAATAAATTCAATATCTCGGTCATCGTGGAAGACTTCGATATAAATTTTAAAATGGAATATGTGACGATGTGGAGTACCTAGGAAACTAACATCGTATTCGTTACCTGTTGCTAGAGCAAGATCTGTGGCTGCCGCAGGATACATATGAATACCTTCCTTGCGAAAGGTAACCCAAATCATATTCTTTTCTTTATCACTCATTGTGTTAGTCCTTGTGCCAATGTTGTAATTTCATCGTCTGTCATAAAAAACTGATATGTTGAACTTGTTTCAACATTGCCATCTATATCTTTTATTTCTTGAATAAATTCAATAGCATTTAATGTATCTGGATTTGAACATTTCCAACTTTTAACACGAAGTCTAAAGCCAATATCGTCTTTAACTGTAAATTCGTTCATTTGCTAATCTCATCTTTAGAATAAGCACTCCAGGGAGTAAACTTATTACGATCTTTTAAATCGTGTAGACTATGCGTCCACACACCAGGGTTTGTAGCATCAAAATCTTTGTCGTCAATTTTGAGCATCGTGTTATAGTTCCATAATTTGATATATGGAAGTTTAACACTAATTTGTGGAATAAAGTTATTGTACTCATTTAAACTGCCATCGTGAATTTCTTCAACACACAATATTGGAATGTCTAAACTACACAGGTAATCTTTATCCAAAAAGAACTTGATCATATTTTCCCAACGTGCCCACTCTTCGTAATCACCTTTAGTAGGATTGAAACTCATATTGGCGCCGAAAAAAATATGTTCAACTGGCGCCTGACCATGAGTTAAACGTTTGGCAATTTCAGATGTGTCTTGCACCCCTACGACAAACATAGTATATTTGCCAAATGCAGGAGTATGTTCAACCTCGTTACCATAAAAATAAGTAACTTCTGTATGCTCCCCAGTTGTGTAATTTCTTTTCATAGTTTAGTATACTTTATTCAACTTCACCTGTCAATATATCATGTTCCATTTTTAGTAACATTTCATCGTTAGGATTACTTACGTCAACTTCGTCTACATTGGTAATTTCTTCAACATCAAATAAATTTCCAAACATATTATCATTTTGTCCATTTGAAGTATTTCGAGCACCAGCCAAACTAATTAGGAATGCTTTAGCAGTTGGATTATCTAACATTTCCATTGCTTCGTCTAATGTTTTGGTATTAAACAACTCTTCAACAAATCGATCAAAATATAAAATATTTCTTGGAATGAATTCACTGTATTGATCGCTGTTAATATTTTTGGCATTGAGTTTTTTCCAAGAACGCCAGTCTGGTTTATGTTTAGCTCTCTCGATATCCATTAGTTGATTGGCACGTTGTACAGCGACAATGTGTTGATATACATTATGCCCCATATATAGTGCGTAACTGAAACTATCCCAACTAGTTTTGCCTTCTTTTCCGATTTTGTTTAGCATACCTGGAGCATACCAACAGATATCTCCCATTGTCAATCTGCGACCAATTTCTGATTCAAAGGGGAATGGGATATCGCTTCCTGACAATGCTTTGTTGTCTGGGGCTTTTTCCATAACAACACTGAACTTTTTGGAGGTATGACTTGCGTTTGTGTATGTAAGTCCGTGTGCTGTTGCGACAAACGGTGAGGCGCAGTCAAAAGATATGGTAATTTCTTCATTGATATGTTTCCTTAGTTGTCGTTGAATTGAAGTTAGATAACAAGCCCAGTCTAATTGGGCTGTGCCCAAAAAATGTATCCAACTCTTTTCTTTGATTAATCCTTCTTCACGCATAATCATTAAACGTTTAAGAGTAATATCCATCTTACTCATATTAACACCACCAAATGCCCACCCTTCGAACGCCTGGTCACCGTATATTTTTGTGTCGTTAAATTCTTTAACACCTTCGTACCAATCCTGTGCACTGAGCCAGTCGCTACCTTGTAGTACGTTTAACCATTTGGTTTTACCAAGTCGATTTTTTAGAAAATATTCATTATTATATCTTGTTTTTTCTAAACATTCTTCGGGTGTCTTTAGACCTGTTCTTGGACTATTAATTTTACTACAAGCCCAGGTTGGAACGTCAAGAGTCATTGACCAATCAGCAGTTAGTTCTAACCAATTAATAATATCGGTGCGAACCTTATTAGCGGCTTTTCCTTCAAAGTCTAACCAATCAAATTTAAGAATACCTTTACCAATTTGGTATCCTCCTGAATCACCAAGTATCATTGTATTATTATGATCTCGGCTATGTATCATACTTTCCTGTACAAGACTTTTTTCTATATCTAATTGTGCGTGACCGGCTGAATACAATGCGTGATTATAATAAAAATATCCTTGTTCGGGATTTAAAAAGTTCATACCTTCGATGCCACGATCAAATCCTTTAGGAATACGATCTTTTGGAACAAACTCTCCTAATCTTTGTTTAGCAACATACGTGCTGTAAAAACTTGAGATGGCTGGAAGATACACAGCATAGTCTTTTTGTAATGGCGATAAATTAACTGGTGGATTTGTCATATTCTTTACTTAATAATATTGTAGCATTTAATTGTTGTTTTGCCTTTTCTAAATTGTTCAAAGCAATTTGTACAGCAGGATGATCTTTAGCCAATTCTTGGGCTTCTTGTTCGTCAGCCATTTTTTTAATGACCCATTGGAAGGAATCTTGGGCTTGTTGCGACATTGATATACTTGCATAGCCTGATGGTATACTCTGCCACGTGTTACCATCATTAACTTGAAAATCCATACCATTATATCTAACCTGACCAGCAATACCTTGTTGAACCTTGTTACTATCTATATAGATAAAAGAAGGAGTATTGCCAGTCATTGATATCCACGAATCATTAGGATAAAGACTTTTGATCATTTTATGCCTGTGCTGGAACAATATATTTGTAAACTGCTAAACCAGAATCTAAAGTAATTTGTAAAGCACCTGTATCACTAAAACTCATTGTTGTATTGTTTACATCTGCGGCTTTAAGAATACTTAATACAGCACTAACTGGATATGTCCAACCTTTAGATAATTTTCCGGTAACTCCTGTCGCAAATACAAATTCTCCACCGTGTGAGCTAACATCTCCGAATGTGAACTTTAGTTGATCGCCATCAGTCTTTGCTAAGAATGTTGTATGCTCTGTGTTAGCACCTGCTTGGAAACTAAAACGTTGAACAGCATTTAATGCTGGGGTAACTTCAACATCCCATTTGGCTCCGCGGAATTTAACGGTTTTTAATTTTTCTTCAATAATAGCCTGATTCATAAAACGGTAATCATTTTTAAAATCGCCGTCTTTATTTTCAAAGTGAATACCAACTGGCAATATTTCACCGTTACGATTAGCAGTGACTACTTCTATCTTAGCATCATCTTGATACTCTTTACCATCTAAAAGATAACGAAGTTTTTCAAGTTGTGGCATACCATATGTACCGATCATTTCGGGATATGGATCAGCAGTTTCTGCATACATAATAACACTACGGTCGTCTGCCATAGAGTCAATCAATGTTTTATCTTCTGTGCCGGTTACTTTAACAATGTTTAAGAAGCCCAGTTTATTTGTGTGTGAGACGATGTCTTGTAGAATATCTTTCATAATAATTTCCTTTTGTTTAGTTTATTTAGATTTGTGGAATAAGTCAACAACAATTTTATTCAAATGAGAATAATGAACTAAATGTGTTGGTTTGGGTTGTGGAATTTAAATCCCACTCAAGAACACCAATTAGATTTTCTAATTTGTTGTTGATGATTGTTGCTTCCATTTCTGCGTGATCAAACGGAAGTTCTTGGAACCATTTAGGTAAACGTAATTCGTCAACTGGGTATGCTACACTTGTAAATCCAAGAGGATTCTCTTTCATTTTACAAACAATTACTTTCATACCATCTACAATCTGTTGACTGTATTTGTCACCATTCATACGTTTCAACGTATTCCAGTTAATACTGGCTCGAACGTGTCCTGGCATATTGGCTTTACCTTGTTTAACTTCTTTGGCCTGATAGTCTGTAATATTGTTAGCACGTTTCGGACTACCTTTTTCCCAGCCAGGTCTTGCTTTAAACTCAGTTCTAAATTCACCAATACGATCTAAAATTTCTTCTTCACCGGCACCATTAAGTACCTTGGTAAGAATTTCTTCTAAGAACTTTTGCATAAATTCAGGAGTATCACTACGTTTTAAATCTAGACCCATAGCTTTGATCTTACCCGGTTTCCCATCTACGTCTTGACGCTTGCCTTCCTTGTCATAATACAATACAGCATAACGCTTCTTGGTAATGAACAAGCCTTTGATAGCAACAATTTCACGACCTGCCTTAATCACTTCACCACGCGATTTAGGACAATGAAATGCTTCTTGCATAAAATCTGGAAATGTACTATTAACTTCTGCAGAAATAGTATCATACAATTGAATAACAGTATCTTTATCCCAATGTATTTCTTTATTTTCTATCTCTGATCTTAACGTACTATATGCACTAAAATATGCTGAATCAGTATCGCCGTATATAATGCTACGACCTATGTGATTGTATTCACCAGTAATAACTTCATTTATTTTCCCCGCCATATGGCGAGCAATGCTTCTTCCGGTAAGTGTAGTTGACTGTCCGATACGATTATCAAAAAAGCGGCACCCAGCGTTAAGAATAGCACCATAAAGACTATTAAGATTGATTTTTTTAACGAGCTGTCGTTTGTCCCAGTATTCTTCTTCAATTTTATTCTCCGCTTTAATTGCATCTTTTAGTTTAGCCTGCATTTCTTTACGTTCAGCATACCAGCGTTTTAGTAGTCCAGGAATAATACCTTCGCGTTCGTGTGTAAAGATAGTTCCATTAGCACTAAGCATCCACGGATTATTACTTTCGTAAATGAGTTCATATATTTGAGCACCGCTCATAATATCTGTTTCGCCATTTTCCCAATCGATGATAATATCGTGAGCACGATCTTTGCTCATTACATATTCATACTCATTGCTTCCAAATTTACCTTCCCAGGCTGCGGCAAATGAAGATCCTTTTGCCATCTTTGCTTCAATTTCTTCTTTTGTATAATCTTGACGCAATTGACCAATAATAGTTTCTGGTCCCATATTCAACGCACGAATCACTGATGGATACAAACTGTTCAAGTCCATACTACCAATCCATTCGTGGATACCTTTTTTAGGATACGCAACATACGCACCCGCGGCCTGATTGTTGGCATCTTCGTCTCTATGAGGCCTACTAGGAACAATCATTCCTCTATGGTGCGCTTCATTTACAATGGCCTGTTCTGTAACAGCAACAGCACCCATTGTTGTTTGTAGCAACACAGTATTCTCGTGAGCAATACTATTGGCAAGATCTAAAAATTTAAGTTTCTTATCTAATTTGTTTAATAGTGCACAGTCTTGTCTGTTATATTCAATGAACTTTTTAAAGTCGTTGTTGTAAAGTTGATCAAGGGTACCTTCATACACTGTTTTAGACTCGCCTACCTCCATTTCTCCGATAGCATCCAGTCTATATGTGTGGCGCTCTTCATAAGTATATTTGCGGTACAGCTCGAGACTGTCCAGATGAACACGACCAACCAAGTCATAAGTAACAGCCGTTTTTCCATATTTTTCATACTCCCGTTTCTTAGGTAGTTGATCCCACAAACAAAACCTACGTGTGTCTTCTTTGCTTAATACCTTTGTAACTCTATTTACTGTATATGGAATATCAAAGCCTTCCGAGTTCCAGCCGCTCAATATATCAGCATCCTCGATTAGTGTTAAGAATGTATCTAACATTTCTGATTCATTCTTAAACAACATTGTGTTTGGAAATTCTTTGACTAACTCCTCGGCATCCTCTATTTTTAAACCTTTGGGAGGAATAGCTAAACAGATTAAGGTATCCATCCATTGTAGGTGAACAGCAATCGCAGTAATTGGCATAAACGCATCATCTGGTGACGCATACCCACGCTCTGGATCAAAGTCCACCTCAATATCAAAAAATGCTACGTTTAGTTTGGGAGCATCTTTGCCCAGGTAGTTTTCTTCTAAGCAACGGAACACAGGATTAATATCACTTTCAAATAGTCTGTGACCACTGTGTATTCTTTGTTCTTTGGTGTGTTCTTTCCAAGTCTTACTAGCTACTTTGCTAAGACTCTCTCCGTGTATGCTACGGAATTTACCCTTTGGATCAGGATAATAAAAAAGATATTTTGCTGGATACGTGTGATAAACACGCCCTTGTTTTGGATCTCGCTCGACAACCTGTATGATGTCTTTTTCTCGATCCCACTTGGCATCTACATATGACATATTTTTATTCTCCTACCGCTTATGGCCGGCAACCTTCTTAGGTGATCACTTGTGGCTGATCTTGCCTTACGCATTATTATTTATTAGCATTCTTGCTAGCCCTACTGAATCTATAGCCACTAGCAAGAAGTAATTGGCCAGCATACCGAATGAGCGTCGACTAAAAGCGCACCCGGCATATATAAGGCAACCTGTAATCCAAATAGGATACATTGTAAGCAAGGGCGGATTAGGTACAGTAATGGCCATTGTGAGACTACACCCGACACTAATAGCCCACGCAATGACTTCGAGACAAAATCGTATTCGGCTACTTTTGTAGTCTTCTCGAATCCAACTAAAGATTCCGTATAATATATCGTTCATTAATCTTCACGTCTGTTTGCGTGTCCACTAATATCAACAATGGTTTCAAGATCATCAAACTCACGGAAAACCTGGTCCCACGTATCTTTTTGTGCAATACGAATTGCTTTTTTAATAACAGATGGTTTAACTTCTAATTCTTCTGCTACTGCTTTAATTGTTTCATTTAATCCTTCTGTAAGGTCTTGAATTTCCTGCATAACTGTACAGCCCTCTGCAACAATTTGTTTAATCTTGGCCTGTTCTGGTGCACCAAATGCTTTGCTCATAAAAAATCTCCTTGTAAGCAAGTATACGCTATACAAGGAGATGTGGTCAAGTATATTTTAACCGATTATCTCATTTATTTGGAACACAGTTATTTACACGGACGCCACCTTTGATTTTGGTCTTAGGTGTACCTATATGTTTGCCTTTCCAACATTTTGGATCTAGACGTTGTTTTAATTCTGCCAAATCAAATGCTTTAAGATTTTTCTCTATTTGTCCTGGACGAACATCTTTGGTAAGGCTCATTGAGTATCTAGGATCTTTGGCCTGACTCTTACTAGCAATAACTCCAGATGCATCTTCAAGAGGATGATGTTCATCTCCCAAAAATGTATCTGCAAACTTTTTGCATAATCTTTGAATGTCTCTATTTGTTGTTGTTTCAACTGTAAATTCGAAATCTTCGTTGTGTTGACTAGGATCTGTGTATCCACAATATACTTTTTTTACAGGACTTTCGTTGATATAATCAGTACAACTTCCTTCATAGCGATCGCTCATTGGACCATCGCAAGGACTCAACGTTGTTAGTATAATGCTACCTTCTGGAATCTCACCGTATTCACTTTCATAGGCATCTATAGCATTTCTTTCAGCGTGACTCCATTTGTCACCGACTTTCATACTTGTTCTTGCCACAGCACGATGGTCTGGATCTAGAACACAGGCAGCTACCATTCCAAATTTTTCTGGATCTTTCTTTTGGCCTGCAATAATTAAATTTCCAAGCTCAACTAGATATCGATCTAAGTGAGATCGATTGTGTATTTTATAATCGTCACTGATAAATTCTAAAAATTTCATTTTTTCTTACTAGGATTTTTTGCACCGTAACTTGCGGCAATTGCCATTTGACGACGCTTTTCTTTGGTTTTACCTTTGAATTGAGGAGCATTAGATTTTTCAAAATCTTTGATCCATACATCTACTGGAGCATTGCTAGGAATCTTTTCTGCTAGTTTAGCAACTAGTTCAGCAATATAAGCATCTTCCATAACACCTCGTCCGTGATTTCCACCTGCGTATGTGTCATATCCGCTCTTTCCCCAATCTTCATCTGTATGGTAAATGTTACCTTCTTCGTGTTGGCTTTCGATGTAGTCTTTGACACTAACCAACATACCTTTGACCTGAGCAAGTTTATCTTGTGCCCATTCTGGCATATTTTCCATTGGCTCAAGTATGTTGATCAATTCTTTGGCACTACGAATGATAGTATGAATATTGCTAGTTGACATTCCTACTTCGTCATTGTATTCTTCACCGCTGTTGCCTTCTTTCATTGGTTGCATATGGAATCTACCAGCAATTTTACTTGTAGCGGCTCTGTCAGCGTGTTGGGCTGCCTTATCACCGTGTTTCCGTTGAATGTTGGCTCTGATCTTATCAGCCTTGGCACTTTGTTTTTCTGTTTCGTCATCGTCGCCGTAATGGTCGGCATCATTGGCATAATCTGATCTACCTGCGTATGCTCTAATTTTTGGACCAACTGATAATTCACTGATTTGATCTTCCGCCACACCTTGCTGTCTTTTTAATGCTCCGGCGTGATACCCACTATCGTAATCATTAGTCATTGGACCATAGATAGAACTAGCACGAGGATTTCTATGACCACGCATACCGTCACTAACTCCATCACGATATGCTCCGCTGGTTGCTAGTGTTACAGGAGCAGACGATGTACTAGCACTTCTATTTGCTATCATGTCTGCTGTACGCTG